CCAGGATGCGGCGGTGGCGGTGGGCCACGTCGGCGCGGCCGAACCAGGGGAAGGAGGACTTACCGTCCCAGCCGCGACCTGGCGGGTCATCGGCCCAGCGCTCAGGTGTGCCACGGCCGATTAGGGAGCCGCGGTCTTCAGGCTCGCCGTCGAAGGGCCAGGCGTCCCCGGTGGGCGCCCAGATGTAGAAGGGGGACAGGCGGGGCTTACCGAAGGGGGACTTCTCTTTGACGACCGGGCGAGGGAAGATCGTGCGTGTGCGGGTGAGCGACGGCACGCCGAAGGTAGAGTCCTCGAGAATGGACTTCGGGAAGATCTCGTTGGCGGTGACGCGGTGCCGGCCGAAGCTCGGGGGGTCAATCGTGTCCGGGAAGATGTACTGCGTCGGTAGCATCGGCCGGCCCATCTCCAGGTTGTCCCAACCGAAGCCAACGGGCTCATAGGCACCGTCCTTCTTGCGCTTGAACAGGTCGATGCGCTGCGTGCGCGGGCCTAGCGGGGCGCGCTGCTGCACTGTCGTGAAGCGGTCGATCTTGAGGGAGTCCCAGCCGCCCGGGTTGACCCAGGTGCGGGCGTCACGCATCGACGGTTTGAACCACACGCCGTGGTACCAGCTCTCCGGCCGGATGACGCGGTTGCGATGACGCACCGTGGCCCGGCCCATCTCGTGAGAGACCCAGCCCTCATAGACCACATAGCTGTCGCGCAGGCGGATGAACGGCTTGCCGTAGGTCGAGCTGGCCGAGTGTTGGCGGGGGCTGATGCGGTCGCGGTGCAGGCGCAACGCCGGCACACCCGCCTCGCCCACGCGGAGCGGCTTGGGCTCGATCGGGTACGGATTGTGCCGCACGTCCGTGTTAGGGCCGATGCGCTCGAAGTCGTCGGAGGCTCGATGGAACTGGACAACCGTGCGCACACCGTGACTCACCCAGTGCTCAGGGATCTCCGGCGGGGTGATGGGCGGGATGAAGCGGACGTGCTGCGCAGCGTCCTTCACCCTGTGCCGACCCACCTCCAGATCAGCGATGCCGCGCGGGGCAATGGTCGCCGCGAGGAGGCTGACTGAGGTCCAACGGTTAAACTGGTCCTGCTGCGGCCAGCCGGTCGGCGTGATGTAGCGCACGCGGTGGCCCACGTGCTGCTCGGGAAAGTCGAGGGAGTCCCAGCTGGCAGGCTTGGCCTGGTCGCCGGTGCGGGTCAGACGGTGGTAGCCCCAGCGCTCCGAGCGCCAGCTGCCAGGGCGTAGGCGGAAGTCCCTTGGAATGACGCTGAGGCCGTCCGACACCACGCTCTCTTCCAGTGCATCCTGATCGTGGTAGGGTGCGATGGTCTGGTTGCGCAGGCGCAGCGTGTGCTCACCCACGAGGCCCATCTCAATGCCCTTGTGCCGGACATCGATGACCTGGAACTCGGTGACGATGCGGGGCTTGCCGTACCTGGTATCGCTGAAGCTCTCTGGTTGCAGCAGGCGTCCTGGCCAGAAGCGGGGTTTACCGACGGCACTGGACGACTCCCCGACAGGACGGATCTCCCGCGGCAGGTTGACATGGTGGTCACCCACCAGTGAACTGGGGATGATCGGCACCGGCTGGATTGTGCCGGGGCGCAGCAGCGCGGGCTGTCCGAAGGCCGGCGAGAGGAACCCGTCTGGCTTGATGAACTGCACGTCGAAGGCGAAGGAGTGTCGGCCGACATCGCTGTCTTCCCACCCTGCCGGCTTAACCCATTGGTCGCGGTACTTGACCTCTGCGCGCTTGCTTACGGTCGGCTTGTTCTCAAAGCCGCCAACCAGCACAAAGGTGTGCCAGCGCCAGACGCGCGTGTGGAAGCTGTAGTCGCTCGCCCACCAGCTCGATGGGTAGAGCCACTGCGTCCTCCACGTGACCTTGGGGTCATGGCCGAACCCAGTGTGCTCCTCACCCTCCACCGTGATGTACTGGCGCCCCAGCCACACGCGGGCGTCCGGGCTCACGTAAGAGCTGGCGTAGCCGATGCCGAAGTCCTTCAGAATCTCCTGCTTGTTCCGGATCTTCGTCCGGTGCATGACCGGGGTGAGGGACTCCCAGCTCGCAGGGCGCAGGTACTGACGTGGCTGCTTGCCCTCAATATCGAACTCCCCCCACTCGGTGAGTTCGCCACCGACGGGGCCGACCGTCTGTGTGCCCTCGATGCGCAGTGACGGACGTGGGATGGACCAGAGGTTGCCCAGCGACACGAAGGTCAAGTACTGGGGTGGCGCCCCGCGCACGACCTCGTGCCCCCCAACGTCGCCCGGCGGGACGCTCTCTGTGCGGAACCACTGCCCGTTCAGGTGCAACCAGGGGACGCCGACATCCCCATCGAAGGCAGGGAGCGGGTAGACCTTGTGGAGGCGCTTGACCGCGGGCTTGCCGGCTTCCCCCGCCTGGATCGGATCCGGTTGCAACTCGTTGGGCAGGCGTGGGCGACGGCGTTGCAGCTCGGCCTCGCCGAAGTCATGCAGTCCCAGCTCGCCGCCGGTAAAGCCGACGATGTGCTGCAGCCAGTGCGTCAGGATCGGACGCCCGAACCGCTGGTACGCAATGAGGGGCGCGCCGACGGGGTCGTTACCCCGCGGTCGGTAGGTGCCGAGATCTTCCCCGACGGGGCGCACGAACGAGTGGTAGTTGGCGATGATCGCCCGTGTACCATACTCAGCGCTGTCCCACCCCTTCGCTTTGACGTCCTGTGCGACGTTGCGCACTTCGTGGCTACCGAAGTGCTGCTCGTTCTGCAGCGGGGACTGGTAGACGTAGAACTTGCCCGGGACGACCTTGTGCCGGCCGACAACCTCAACTTGCCAGCCAAACGGGCGGACGTATGCAGAGCCAGAGCGCACGACGGGCCTGCCGTACTGCGCCTCCCTCACGATGGTCACACCCGCGATGCGCATCAACTCGGAGGCCTGACACTCGAGGACGAGTCCGTACCCCAAGGGCGCGGTGTACTTACCCTTGGCGCACTCGATCTGGAGGTTGTAGCCGCTGGGCGGCGTGTAGCGGACGGGCGGGGCCATCCGCCGATTATACCGGGCGCGGCACCGCCTTCACACAGTCGTAGATGACCGCGTTCTGACCGCCGTCGAGGGGGTAAGAGATGACCACGTACTCCTTGCCCGGCGCCAGGCCGTCCACCCGGTAGGAGCCATCGGCGCTCGACTGCGACGAGCCGATCAGCCGATGCGACTCCCCGTCGAGGATCTCCACGCGGCGCCGCGCCGGCACCCCGTTGCAGAGTGTCGTCCCGAAGATCACGCCTCCCACCTCCGCGCCGCCGCCACACATGATTGGCGTCACCAGCATCGGCCGAGGAGCGACCCAGGGGGTGGTAGGGACCAGCGGCGGACTGACGATCGGTCCCGCGATCAGTACTGGGATCTCGAGAGGAGGCTTGCTCATGTCGAACACGAATGCCTCCTCGGCGGTGCCGGGCGGTACATCCATGACGTAGAGGAGACGCAGCTCCGCAAGCTCTGGCCCACCCCAGATCTCCAGGCGCGCGGGTCGATCGCCAAGGTTACTCCGCCGCCCTCGCATCTCTGCGAACCCTCGTGCGGTCGGGAACTCCACCCACGCGACACCTGCATCGGCGCCACCAGGGTAGAAATACCCCGGCTGCCCGGACCACTGCGTAGGCTGCATGGCGGCAGCGCCGCCCGCGGTGTGCGCGAAGACGAGGTCATACAGCCGAGGGGGGTTTCTCCCCCGCAGCACCCACACCCGCTTCTCGGTCAGCGCCATGGCCCAGTGATGTCGAAGAACCACCGAGAGGTGGAAGCATACCCGGTAGCCACCGGCAAGAAGGCATGCCCGTCCATCCCCGGCACACCCGTCACTACTTGCCCCGACGGATAGCGCGACCCACGGTACAGCCCCGGCCATTGCCCCCATAGCGCACCGGAGGAACTCACGTAAGTGGGGGATAGGACAATCCCATTCTGGACCTCGACAGGGAAGTAGGCATCACTGCTGCCCGTCTCGGCCCCCCACGCACTTACCCCTTGCCCTTCCAGCGAGAATGCGCCGCTGGGATTCCGCGACCCCAACGCAGTCGCGTCGCTTACCGCCTTCCCGAGCTGTAGGGAGAAGTCCAGGCTGTCTGTCCAGGACTGATTCGAGGCGTAGCTCGATCGAGAGAGCACCGAGTGGCCTGGGTTTGCTGGGTTAAAAGGGATGAACTTCCCAAAGGCACCCAATCGGTGCGCGTCATTGGCGAACGCAGTATCTCGTGGGTGCAGCGACGTGCCACGCAGGTCATGCAAGGTGTAGAACAGCTGATCATCCCCGATCACCGCCCACGTGTAGCTACTCCTCCCATAGATCGAGAACCAGCTTTTCGTCTCCGTCGACGACTCCGACCGGTACCATTCGTTCGCCGGCTGCCCATTGACCCATCCCTCAGCCCCACGGATCTCGATCGACTGCTCGTCCCGCTTCAAGAACTGAAAGTAGTACTGCCCGCCAGGCGCTTTGGAGTGGAGCACCAGCACCGTCTCGTTCTCGTAGGCGATCTCCCACCCGACCGGCGCCTGCTTCACCTTCATCGCGCCCGTCGTGGTGGGCGGCAGCCTGTTGTCCACGCTGCAAGTCACCTCTTGTCCTCTCACCCGCAGCACGCGCATGTCCGTATTGAACCGCGCGTCTGCGGCGCCAGACAGGGAGAGCACCTGCCACTGCTCAAAGCCGTGGTTGTCCGGAAGCGTGAGCGTCAGTTCCCCCGTCTGATGAGCCACGCGGGTGACGTTCACCTCGTTGAAGCCATTGATGAAGACACCCTTGATCCAGGCGACAAAGGTGGCCCAATCGCTCGGAGTGGGGGGTACCCTCTTGTCCGAGCTGCGGATGAACTTGACGCTCGCGCTGATCACAGTTTGAAGATCTTGTTGTTGCCGTTGTCCCAGGTGACGATGATGTCGCCGCCGTTGGGGATGATGGGCAGACCGGAGGCGTTGTCGATCCACGCGATCAGGTCGCCGTTGCTCTCGGGCACACCCTGCTTGTAGAGCAGCAGTGCCTCGACGGAGTCCCCCGACACCGACTGGAACGTCACGTCGTCAGCGTCGGCGGCGCCGCCGTCGGTCTTCTTGTTCGTCAGCTGGACCGGCGAACCCACGACGGCACCCTGGTAGGTGTTGTACTTGTTGTGGGCCTGCAGGTTGACCTGAATCTTGGCGGCGTCGATCAGCGCGACGTAGATCGGGTCGGTCTTCCAGTTCAGTGCGCCTTCCAGAAACAGCTGGCGGGCAGAGTCAAACAGTGCGTTTGCCATTTACGGCTCCTCTATTGAATCGGGTGATCCATCGCCCACCCATTGGCGAATTCTATCAATCTTTCGCGCGCATTGGCGAAGCGCCGTGCGCTGCGCGTGGAGTGCCTCAACCAGGTCTCGATTGACCACCACCGGGTTGACCCGCGGCACCTCGCACGGCTGGATCAGGCTTCCCGGTGGCAGCACCCTTATTTGCCTGATCTCGACCCGCGGCGGCTCGTGCAGCGCACGACCCGTCGAGCAGGCAGCCAAGCTCAGGAGGCACAGGCTGGTCGAGATAACTACGAACTGCGACATTTTTTCTCTCCAGCTCCTTCAGCTTGCGTTGGGTTGATCGGTCAAGTTTGGCGAGCTGCTCGAAGTCCTTGATCAGCCCGGCTGTCGCCGCGGCGTCTCTCAGGCGGGCCTCGGACAGCTCCGCGATGGTCAGCGTCTGGGCAGCGTTCGTAGCCTCGTTCTGCGTGATCCGGTACCGCAGATCGTTCAGCATCTGCTTCTGGGCCTTGGTCTCCATCCACAGCGTGACACAGCTTGCCACCGCCGCTACCAGCAGAGCCAAGAGCACGTACTCGACAAGCAGACGCGCCTTGCCGGTGATGAAGCGGATCGAAGTACCCAGTACGGGGTACTTGGACAGGGTTGCGATCATTCGTTCTCCTCGTTGCGGGGGGACTTTCTGATGCCGAGCTTGTCGTAGACGAACTGTTCCAGCACGCTCACGCTCGCGTTGGCACCAAGCCACCCTGCCAGTCCAACGATAACCCCCGTCCACTGGTCCGAGAGGTGCATCTCCTCGCAGACCAGTTTGAACAGGAGCCCCACGAAGCCCGCAGCGCAGACTTCCAACATCGTGCGCCACGCGGTGGGGCGAGCCCCCTCATTCGCAGTGCGCAGCATGTATCCGATCCCGCCCGCCACGGCAGACACGCTGACGTAGGCCAGCGTCTTGCCCCACCATGTCGCCCAGAAGAAGTCGACCCACGTCATCACCAGACCTCGGTGCAGGCATGCAGCCTGCCTTCCTGCAGCTTCGCGGCGACGCGATGCGTTGCCTCGGCCTTCGTGACGATGCCATCGCGGTTCAGGTCCAGACCTTGGTTCTGGCTGTAGGCGATGCCGTGGTCAAAGAGCGATGCAGCATCGGGAGCGCCGATCATCCGAGGCAGCAGGATCGCCATGTACATGTCCGACAGGCTGCGGACGCGCTTGGCGAAGGGGCGGAAGTACTTCTCGACCCACACGAGCTGCTCCTCAGCCGTCATGGCGGCGAGCGCGGTGTCGGTGGTGCCGAGAGCCGTCGCGGTGGCAGGCATGAACTGGATCAGGCCCACCGCTTTGCTGCCCGCTGCATTGCGGACGTTCGGGCGGAAGGTGCCGCCGGACTCAAACGCCATGCAGGCCATGATCCACGAGGCGTGCTCGTGGGTCCAGCCGAAGCGCTTGCACATGTCGACGACACGGGTACGGAATTCGGGGCTGACTTTGTTGCCCCAGGACAGCAGGATCTTCATAGGCCTCCATAGGCGACGGTACGGGGTTTGTGCTCCCGGCGCCCCTGCTCGGTGCGGACCCTGTCGCAGTAGGCTGCGAAGGCGGCTTGGAACTCTTCCGCCTTGCCCTTGTCGTAGGTTTCCGCGTCTTGCTTGGAGTAGGCCAGGGCCTTCATCCAATCAAGCAGGTGGAGATGGTGCTGCCTGTCGATCTCGAGTTGGGACTCAGGACCGGTCACTTCCTCCAGAGGGAGGCGCAGCACGTGCAGGTTCAGCTCACCATCTTCACGCGGGATGTCCCGCAGGAACATGGAGTACTGGTCATCACCGATCACCACGGCGTGGACCTCACCTTCGCGGGGCGTGGGGCGCCGGGTGCCGAACTGGATGTCTTCGTCGTTCACGATCTCGACCGGGCATCGATCGTCCCGGGTGACGCGCCGCAGCTTCAGGATGCGGCGGTCGTAATCGACGAAGGCATCCCCCGCATCGTACTCGACGGTGCAGAGGTCGGAAGTGGAGTCGGGGATGCCCCCAGTCAGCCGGCAGAACTGCTCCTGCGCGTCGTTCATGTAGGCCCACACCTCCACCTCAGACCACAGGTAGGGGTAGGCCTCGTCACGGACGTGCGCGCGGAACAGGTCGTGCAGCTGCTGGGGAGTCATCTCACTCGGCCTTCTTCGATTTCTTGCCGGCCTCGACCGGCTCTGCCGGGGGCTCAGCATCGACGCAGCCGACGGCGCGGCATTCGCGCTCGGCTACATCCGGGACGTGGACGGGCACGTCCGGTTCAAACGTGCCGCTCCAGCCGTAGATCGTGTTGACAACGACGTTGCCAGGGTGCGAGAGCCAGGCCATCATACACCCCCGAGGTTGTAGTCCGCACGGTCACGGACTGCAAATTGCAGACTGACAATGATCTGGCCAGCGGTGATCTTCGTCGCGGTCAGGGCGAACTGCACCGGGGTGTCCTCGAAGAACACGCCAGCGCCAGCGATCGGGCGGTTGCCAGCGGACTTGATGTCGTCGCCGTTGTAGATGGCCGTGTTGGTCTTCGGCTCGAACAGCTTGAGCGAGACCTTGGCAGCCGTGTCAGTGATGGCCGTGGTCGTGACCACGCCGCCACCCAGGATGCGGGCGCCGCGCGGCAGCTTGACCAGGGGGACACCGGTGGCGGGCGTGCCTTCAGCGATGGGCTTCTGGACGCCGGTGGTGGGGTCGGTGTAGGTGTCTTTCGTCAGATCGATGGGGATCTCGACGGTCAGCACCTCTTGTGCGGTACGCACGGAAGCGATGTTCGCCATGATGACTCTCTCGAGTTGCTCAGCCCCGGGTGGGAGCTGCGGTTGAGAAGCCAGCCGAATCGAGGCGTAATTGCCAAAAGAGGTGCGGCTGGGGATGCTGGATGTTACCACGTAGGGTGAATAGGGCGCCAACCCGTAGGCCACGACAGAGCCGAAAGTGTTCGCGGAATCAATGCCTTGCACGTCGAGGGTGCGGGGCCCGGCCTTGCCTTGTGTGAGTTTGAGGCGCCCGATCTCCAGCCGCGGGGCGATGCCGAGCGGGGAGATCGTCTTCGGAACAGGACGACGACCAGTGACGGCGAGGTCGCCGACCATGACGGCTGAGGGGATGCTGCTGACGCCGATGACGACTCCGCTCGAAGAGACCACCGGGGGACCGACCTCGAAGGTCGGCGCGAGGCCGGCAGGAGCGATAGTCACAGCGCCGGCACTCAGCCGTGCAGTTCCGAAGATTGGATCGTTGGCGGCACCGGCAGGGGCCACGATCGCGCCGCCAGTAGTCAGGAGAGGCGCGCCCAGGTCGCCGCCGGCGAAGCCTGCCGGGGCGATGGTCACGCTGCCGGCGCCCAGCCGGCTGTTGCCGAAGCCCGCGGTGGACGCGAGCCCGACAGGGTTGATGGCTACGCTGCCGGCACCAAGCCGGGCGGCGCCGAAGCTGGTCGTCGGGGCCAGGCCTGCCAGGGTGATGGACACGCTGCCGGCGCCCAGCCGGGGTGAACCCACAGTGCTGTCCGGGGTGCGCCCACTGGGACGCACAGTCACAGCGCCGGCCTTCAGCCGGGTGACGCCGAAGTCCGCGGCCGAGGGGCGGCTGTCGGGACGAATCGTCTGTGCCTGTGCCTGCGGCAGGGGTTCTGTCTGCAGCAGCTCGACGACATACCCGCCTTCAGGCGCCCAGCGGAGGTCACGCGGGTTGTCGACCGTCATGAAGAGCTGCACCGTGCGGGTGTGCCCGGCGCGCCATGACGGCATCAGGATCGCCTCTTCCGCCTGGGTGAACTGGGCAGTGCCAATCTCAGTCAGGCGGGTGTCTGCGGAGCGCACTACGTTGTTGAGGTACTCCCCAGCGTAGAAGCGCACGGTAATCGGGGTGGTGCTGACGCGCGGAGGCGTCCGGATGCGGATGTGCTCGTTGGTCTGGAGGAAGCCCCCAGCCACGTAGCCGATGCGCACAGCGAAGCCGCCCATCTCCAGCAGCTGCCAGAGAGGGGCGGCGGGGGTGTCTTGGGAGCCGGACCACGGCTCCCCAAGATTGATTGCGTTTGGTACGAGCGGCATGCGCGGTAGACCCCCTCACCTCGTCGGATTCAAGATGAGGGGTAGTCTATCACTGGGCCGTGTACACCGAGATCACACCAAAGTCCTGCTTGGTGTTGTTGCTGTACATCGAGTTGAACTGCGGCTTCAGGAAGCCCAGGATCTTCGCCGTGGCGATGCCGATCTGGTTGTCGTAGTCGAACTCCTTCTCGGTCCAGTCCGGGTTGCCCAGGTCGGCCATGGCCAGCGCTTGAGCGCCGCAGAACAGGATCTGGCAGCCGTCCACGTTGCCGGAAGCACCCCACTTCTGACCAGCAGCGGCGCCGGCAGTGTTGTAGACGTTGCGGTACTCGTGGAAGATGATGCCGTCGATCATCACGCTCGAGCCGGTGAACAGCGGGTTGCTGCCGCTGCGGACCTGAGCGGAGCGGACGTTCTGCATGAACAGCGGGTCCAGCTTCAGGCGCATCATGGCCTGCGGGGTCAGGAAGGCGTGGTAGGTCTCCTCGCCACCGTTGCCCTTCAGGCCGCGCATGTACTGGTCCTTGGCGTAGGCCTTCAGCTGCACGAACAGATCCCACGTCGGGGTGTCGGCGGCCATCACCTGCGAGGAGGTGCCGCCCACGACCAGCCGCTTGTTGGCGGCGTCGTAGCGGGCACGGCGGGCGTCAGTCGGAGCAGCCACGTCGGCGGCGAACTCCAGCTGGGGCAGATCCGAACGACCGCGCGGAGCGCCGTTGTTCTTCATGTTGTAGGACACGCCGGACATGGTCAGGAAGGCCATCTGGTCCATGCGCTCGGCCAGCCAGTAGGCCAGCTGGTCGCGGGCGTTCTGGCGGAAGTTCACGATGGACTTCTGGTCAGCCATACGGCCTTCCAGGCGGACAGCATGACGCAGCTGGTCGATGCGGATCACCTGGTCGAAGGAGCGCATGGCTTCTTCGTTGCCTTCCAGGTTGCGGTCGCCAGCGACGCCGTCACCTTCCAGGTCGGTGAGCAGGGTGATCACCGCGCGGGCGCCCTTCTCGTTTTTCTTCAGCTCGTCGATCTTCTGGATCATGGAGTTGGAACCCGTGCCCAGGAACTTGCCGATGAACGACACGTTCCGCGCGGTCTTCCACATGTCCATCGACCAGATGGTTTTTTGCTCGTCGGTCAGCAGACCAAAGTTGGTAAGAGCCATTTGTGGCCTCTCTCAGGGAAGTTGAACAATCACCGGGAACGCCCCGGTCGGCGGACAGGTGGCTCTATCGCTGCCACGAAGCGAATAGGCGAAGCCTATCAAAGACTTACAGGCGGGGCAAGAAGAAGTCACGACGACAACTCTTGCTCCAGCCGGGATTTGTCAAGTACCGGGGGCCGGTAGACCTCGACGATCTTGGTGGGGGCAGGGTCGACCAGCTCGGCCGAGAGCACGACCTCGCGCACCCGACCCCATGTCTCAGGCCCGGCCACGTTGATGCCGGACTCCACCAGGCCTTTCAGCCACATGATCGCCAGATTAGCGTCCACCGATGGCCCCCATCAGGAGCCCGTCCAGGCCGGGGGAGAGCACGCGCTGGGTCGGCGGCTTCTCCCGGGCAGGCTCGTCCGGGCGGAACTCGTTGTTGAAAAGCCGGTACCGCAGCCCGTTCACGTCGAGGCAGATGCGACCCGTCTCGTCGCGCAGGAGCCGGCTCTCGACCGGCTTGCCTGCGGCGAGCAGGTCACTGAGGAGTGACCCGAACTCTTGCATCACAGATCATCCCCGCGCAGCCGCGCAATGGTGGCCTCGTCGAGGCGGTCGAACTGGGACTGGGTCAGCTTACCGGGGCTGCCATCACGCAGACCACCCTGATCTGACGGCTTGCCGACCGCGGCGGTGGCCGGGGGCTGCCGCTTGTCGGCGTCGGCGGCACGCTGGCGGGCCTCGACGGCCCGGGCCGGGGCCGTGGGCTTCTCGACGGGGGCGCCGACCACGTACTTGACAGCCTGGGCGAGCGCTTGCGCCCGGTTCTTGCCCTTGGCGATCAGCGCGTCCATCAGGTCAGCCACCTCGTTGGCCTTGGCGGCGTCGAATTCGGGTGCGTCCGGGTTCAGGACGGGGTGCTTGCGCTCCACTTCGTCCAGCGCCCGCTCGTAGGAGAGGGTGTCCAGGGTCTGCTTGCGCACGGCCTGGGTCTTGACGGCCACGGAGGCGTCGTTGAACTGGTCGCGCAGGGCATCCAGCTCGCGGCGGACCTTGCGAGCCTCCTCTTTCATGCCCTCCATGATCAGGTCTTCGTACTTGTCCGACAGCTCCTCGATCTTGGAGCGCATGGCGCCCAGGTCAGCGCCGTACTGGCGCTCCTGCTGGGCCCCCTGGAGGCGCTCAATCTCGGCCTGGAGGGCCTTTTCCCGCTCCCGGGCCTTCGTCATGGCCTCGTCGAAGCGGGCTTTCGGGATCCGGATGCGCTTTTTGGCCTCGGCGGCAGCCTCTTCGGCCTCCCGCTGGGCCTTTTCCTCGGCAGTTTCCTCACCTTCCTTGTCAAGGTCGGCCTCAGCCTCGCTCAGGCTGTCCTTGACCGGCTCCTTTTCGGGCTCGAAATGGTCCCCGCGGTCCTGTTCAGTACTCGGTACTGGGTTCTCAGCTTGCACTTCTTGGTTCTGCTCACTCATTTGGATTGCTCCTTGTCAGACCGGGGTTGGGCCGGGGCGGCCGGCTTGCCGGAGGGGGACTGGGCGTTGTCCCGGGGTTGCGCCCGTTGATGCACTGCCGCGATTCTATCCGATTTGGCTTTTTCTATGGCCTGGTGCTGGGCGATAGCCTGCTGATTCCGGCTCTCCTCGGCCTTGAGCTGGCTGTTCATGGCCAGTTCCTCACGCTTGAGGGCCATCTCCTGGGCCATCTTCTCGCGCTGGAGGGCGATCTCCATCTCCAGCTGCTTGAACTTCAGCTCCATCTCGGCCTGCAGCTTCTGCAGCTCGACCATGGTGGTGTCCTGCTCGGCAGGTTCACCTTGGGCCTCGACCTGGGCCATGACCTGCTCGCGCTGGGCGCGGGCCTGGGACAGCTGGCTGTCAGCCTGGGCCTTGGCCACGTCGGCTTCCTTCTGGGCCACCTCGGCTTCCTGCATGCGCTGCTGCAGCTCGGCCTGCTTCTGGGCCTCGGGGCTGTTCGGGTCGCCCTCCATCTCGGTGATGATGTCGGACTTGTCGCGCAGGCGGGAGGCCTGGATGATGAACTTGTCCGGGATCTGGATGCCCACCTCGGTCCGCAGCCGCACGGCCTGGTCGAACTGGCTGTCCTCGAAGGTGTCGCGCTCGGGCTCATTGGTGACGACGATGGCGTACTCGCCCAGGGTCAGGTCGTTCAGGATCGTACCCTCGGGCGTGACCTGGTTGACCACCATCTCCTCGGTGGTGCCCAGCATCTTGTCGGCCGTGATGCGAACGAGACGCTCTTCGGTGTAGTACTCCTGGACCAGGGCCAGCACGGCGCGGGCCAGCAGGTGGTCCGTCCGGTTCATGTTGTCCATGACCTTGGCCATGTTGGCCTGGCCGGACTTCTGGTTGGCCACGACCGACTTGGCGGCCACGTCCTCCCGGGCGAAGCCCTGCATGTAGTCAGACACGCCGGAGATGGCCTTGATGTGCTCCTCGGCCTTGTAGCTGATGCGGTCCAGGCCGGACGGCGTCTGGTTCGGCTGGATCTTGGTGACGTTGTTGACATCGTCCACCTCCAGCACCAGGCCCGTCTGGGCGCCGCGCTGCTCCAGCTCGGCCACCGACATGTTGACCAGGCTGTTGCGACGCACAAGCCAGCCGCTGTTGGCCGACGTGTTGACCACGTGCAGCTCCTGGGAGCTGACCTTGTTCAGCAGCTCCTGGGGTCCGAGCAGGTTCTCGACGATGCCCACGGTCTGGCCACGGCGGAAGTACGGGAAGTAGGGCACCACCGTGAAGTGCCGGTACGGCGACCAGTCGTCATGGAGCAGCACGTTGCCGGCGATGACGGTCCAGCGGATGCGTTGCACGAGCTTGCGAGTCGTGGCGATGTTCGGGTTGCGAGTCAGGTAGTCCTGGATCTTGGCGTCGTCCCAGTCGTTGGGAACCAGCCGGCTGTCGCCGTTGGTCAGGTCCACGAAGTGGGTGGCCTTGTGGAGCGTCCGGTACTGGCGCTCAATCACCCGGATGTTGCGGCGGATGCGCTCCTGCTCCTCGCCCAGCCCGGTGTGGCCCACGACCGACGGCCCGCCGAAGCGGTCCCGGTTGAAGTCGGCGGCGTCGTAGTCCCAGTCGTTGGCGGCGCCCGTCTGGATACGCAGCAGCTCGGCGTTGGACTTGCCGTAGAGCATCTCGATCTGGTCGATGGTCATCCACGACGTGGTGATCACGTCCTGCCAGTCGTCCGGGTCGTAGGAGTCGGCGTCGCTGTCGATCAGGACGTTCTTCGGGTTGAGCTGGGTGATCCGCACTTCGCCCCGCAGGTTGTCGCTGAAGTCCAGACGCACGTCGAAGAACCCGCGGCTCTGGATCACGCCGTCGCAGAACACGTCGGAGCGGACCCAGGGCAGCTGGTTGTTATCGCTGATCTGCTTGAACACCTTGGTCAGGGCGTCCGCCACCTCGGAGGTGGCCCCGGAGTTGCGTGGGCGGAACGCGATGTCGGTGCGGTTGAAGATCTGCTCGCCCAGCACGTTGGCGATGGTCGAGATGATCTTGTTGATGGTCAGGGCGGGGCGCCGGGCCTGGTTCAGCGCGGCCAGGTCGGCGGAGTCCCACTGGAGGCCCTGGAAGAACTTGTCGCAGCGGTCGGCCTTCTGGATGAACTTCAGGTGGCCATGGTCCCGCAGGTACACGTACCGGTTCCAGACCTCGGAGGTCTTCTCTGTATTGACAGGCATTTCAGGCACTCATGTGGGTTCCAGAGAACGACGGGAGCAGTCGGTCCCGCCAGCTCGGAGGTTTGGGAGGCTCTATTATACGAGGAGGTTCCATAGCCAAAGCCAAATGGGTGGCCCAGGCCATCGAGTCGACCACGTCGTCGTGGACGCCGGCGGGGAAGCGCAGCAACTCCTGCTCCACCTGGGGGAACCACGTGGCGTTCTTGGGGAACCACAGCTTGCCCTGCTGCATGCGGCCCTGGAGCGGGCGCGCCCGGACCATCTTATCGGTCAGCGGCTTCATGACCTCGATTGGCAGGAACATCCGACGCTCGCGCATCCGGCGGTCGAGGAACGGTTTGAGGGTCAGCCAGATCTGGCCGTTCTCCACGCCGAGAGTGTACCCGACGGTCGGGTCCACCCCAAAGCGCCCGGCCACGTTGAGCATGGCCTCGACGATCTCGAGCGCGTCGCCCTTCATGCGATGCACGTCCAGCACGAACAAGTCGTCGTCGGGCGTCAACGCCATGGTGGTGCCCACCGTCCAGTCGTTGACCTGCTTCGTCCCGATGGCGAAGTCCCAGGCCGTGAAGATGCGAACGTTGTCCAGCGCAGGCTGATCCGCGAACCGGAAGAACTCCTTCCGGAAGTACAGGCCTTCGTCCGGCACCGGGTTCTGCTGGTACAGCGCCGACCAGATCCGCGGCTGCATGTTGGCCCGCACCCGCTTCAGTGCCTCGGTCGAGTACCGGGCCTCGTGCAGGCAGAAGTCGATCGGCCGCAGCAGGGTCAGCCCGGCGTTGTCCGGCAGGCTTAGGTCCAGCGCGGTCGGCGACCGGATGATAGGCCCGGGCACGTCCGGGTTCGAGTCGTCGCGGTACTCCCACTGCTCGGAGATCGCCGGGTACTTCACGATCTCGAACTGGTCGAACTCCGCCCCCTTCCTCATGGCCTGCTGCAGGCGCCCCGCCAGGTCGTCGTCCGACCAGCAGGTCTGGATGACCAGCACGCCGCCACCGGGAGCCAGACGGGTGTAGGCCGTGGACTGGTACCAGTCCCACAGCTTGTCGCGCACCAGCGCCGAGTCCGCCTCCTCCTGGTTCTTGATCGGGTCGTCGATGATCAGCAGGTGGGCACCCTTACCCGTGATACCCCCGCCCACACCGGCCGCCGTGAAGCCGCCGCCGCTCGTGGTCAGCCAGGCCTCGGCCGACTGCGACTGGGGGTCGAGCACCGTGCCCGGGAAGACCCCGGCGTACACCGGGTCCTGGATCAGCCCGCGCACCTTCCTCGAGAAGCCCGTCGGCAGCTCGAGGTTGTAGCCCACGTTGATGATCTCGTGGTTGGGGGCATGCCCGAGGTGCCACGCCGGGAAGCGGATGGACGCCAGCTCGCTCTTGCCCGTCCGCGGTGGGCACATGATCATCAGCCGCGGGCTCTTCCTCTGCCGCACCTGCTCGCTGAAGACCTCGAGCCGCCGGCACATGTCGTGGTGGACCCACCCCGGCTCATACGACGGGTGGGTCATCTTGGTGAAGTGGATCAGCCGCCGGCGCGCCAGCACGCGGTCGGCGAGCAGCTTCTTGGCCGACGCCGACTTGGACAGCTCCTTGACCTGCTCCTCACTCATCGGCAGCCTCGATCACGTCGGCATCCACAGCGTCCTCGCTCGCCAGGCGCAGCAGCTCCTCGTCGGACATGGCCGTCATCTTCTGCAGCATGACCTGGCCGTTGACGCTCACCTCGATCTGGGTCTTCGTGGGCTCGTAGTGACCGCACAGCCGCCCGATCTCCTTCCACCCCGCCACCATGACCGCCGGGTCAGCCTTGAGCTTGGCCGCCTCGATGGCCTCGAGCATGCCGTCGACCACCCGCTTCTTGGACACGCGTGACGCCGCGGCATACTCCTCCCGACGTAGCTCGACAGCCCGTCGCACCGAGTCGCTCTTCATGAGCATCGTGCCGTTGGTGTACCCCGCCTTGCGGGCGGCGCCGGTCAGGCTCATGCCGTCGTCAACATAGTAACGAACGAACGACTCCTGCTGGGCCGTCAGCGGCTTGGTCGGCCGCGAGTCCTCGAACACGAGCAGATGCTCGGATGTCTCTGCCGCCGCTGCCACCTCCTCCTTGAGGCTCGTGAGCAGCGACACACCTTTGCGAGCCATGGGAGGCCCTCCCCTAAAAGGCACTAAGTCTACCACCGCAATCGTCATGGTGCCTACGAGCCGGTGGTGGGCGGCGGAGCCCGAGAGGAGGCTTCGTGACGATCTAAACGACCTCGGGCGCCGGGTGGCTCCGGGGGAATTGTGGCGAAGCCGACGCGATCTTCTTCGTACTCGGTACTAAGTGCCAAGATCTCACCGAGGAGGGCCGGGTCTCAACAGGAGGCTGCGGCATGACAGGGGTGGCGGGGTGCTAAGAGGCTGCCACGGCTCCGGCGCCCTGGGTGTCCCGGCCAATCAGGGCGGCATGACAGGCTGCGCCAGGGGCGCACGCCCCCGAGGGGTAACACACGCTTCGTTTTCAAAATTTGCAGAATTTTTCCGGGGAGACGGTACTGTCACGAGGCCGGGGGGGTGGTTCGGATCTGTCTGACGAATCTTCGTACCTTGTACTTGGTACTGGGTGCGAAGAGGAGAGCGATGCCGGGCGCCGGTCTGGCCGCCGCCGGCGCGTGGCAGGGCCCGGCCCGTCAGGGCGGCTCCACTAAGGAACACTCAGTGCGAGTCCATTTCGTCCGTTTCGAGCCGGCGCGATCCGGGGGCTCCCCGACTTCAAAATCCCCACCCCCCACTTCGGTTTCGCTTCGCTCAACCTCGTAGTACCCAGTACTTCGTACTGGGTACTCAGAAAGAAGGCTCGCTGCGCTCGCATGCAGCTCGGCGCCTGCGGCGCCTCACACCAAGTACCTCGTACGTAGTACGAGGTACTGAGTGCTTAGACTCGCTTCGCTCGTTTAAAAAACACAGGCGGCCGCTAAGCGGCCTCTATTATTTCGCTCGCTTTGCTCGCTCATAATGCTCGCGCAAGCGCTCGCCTCTTTTCTCGTGTGTTCTTAACCACACTCCTTCGGAGAACACCATGAACGCAAAAACCGTGAAGCAGTTTGCCAACTGGGTGCTGGAATTGAGCAACGACATTCATGTGGCGAGCGGCGCGACCGTGCGGTCGCGCAAAGGTACGCTCAGCGAGCGCCTCGGCAAGCTCGCACGCTGGGTGCTCGAGCAGGCGGAGAAGCGGGATGCGCTTGAAATGAGCATCGACGACTTCATGGCGCGCTGCCCCGCGACCTTGCGCGACGCAGCGCTCGCGCTCGTGCGCGAGGCGAAAGCTCAGCGGAAGACGCTGTGCGCCGCTGCGGCGAAGCCGGTCGCGGCCAAGGCCGCTCCGGCCGAGAAAGTTGTGCGCAAGCGCAAGGCTGCGCCTAAGAAGGAGCGCACCGACTTGATGTCGGCTGAGGATTACGCTGAGATGCTGCAGCGCATGGACCCGTTCGAGGCTGCGCGCATCCAGCGCGAAGAATGATCCCTTCGCGGGCCCGGCATGCCGGGCCCTCTTTCTCTTGCTTGTCACCCACTCAACTGGAGCAGCACCATGGACTCGAACAATCCCGTCTTCGTTCTGCTGACCGAGAAAGCCACTGACACTGAAACCCTTGGGCCGATCGGCAGTGCGTTCGCCGTTGGCGCACTCATGCTGGGCGGCTATCTCTTCGGCAAGGCTGCCGAGGAGCCGGTGCGCGACGCCTTAGCAGAGCTGCGGGCGCTGCGCGAAGCCCGCAAAGCTGAAGCGGCGCGTCACCTCACCGAGGCTGACGCTCGTCGTGACTCCGCCGACTCGGCAGCGCTGTGACAATCTTGGGGGGCGGCATGAGGCTGCCCTTCTTC